TTGAGGTAGATTGCACACCAAGAGTTAATGTAGTTAAGGAAGTAATAGAACAAGTCGATGGCAAAGTAATAGTTTTTGTACCACTTACTGGTACATTAAATATGTTAGAGAGGATTCTCTCAAAACAGTGGAGTGTTGGAGTAGTTAATGGAGCAGTTTCATCTAAGAAAAGAAATGAAATATTCTATAACTTTCAACATAAAAAAGATCCCCACATTCTTATAGCTCACCCAGCCACTATGGCACATGGGCTCACACTTACAGCAGCAAGTACTGTTATATGGTATGGACCTGTGACTAGTAATGAGCAATACATTCAGGCTAATGGAAGAATAGAAAGGATAGGTAAAAAGCATGTATCAAACATTGTACATATTGAGGCAACTGAGCTTGAGTATAAGATGTATGAGAGGCTTAAGAGTAAACAGAAACTACAAGGTATATTGTTAGATTTAATTAAAAAGGAGAGGGCATAATGTTAACTGTAAATAAAGTTATTGAGGCATACCTTAAACTTAGAAGTCAGAAGGAAGTTATAGAGTCCGAGGCACAAGAAAAAGTTAAAGGTATAAAAGAACAAATGGCCAAGCTAGAGGCTTGGATTAAGAATAGGGCTGATGAAGAAGGTGTTGATTCCTTTAAAACAGCTAGAGGTACAGCATTCTTAAGTACTACTGACTTTGCTCAAGTAGCAGATTGGGATGCAGTCCTTGAATTTATAAAAGATAATGAGGCTTATGATTTACTAGAGAAAAGAGTTAGTAAAACAGCAGTCCGTGGATACATTGAAGAAGATAAAGTAGTACCATCAGGTATTAACTATGGAACTCGTATCAATGTTAATGTAAGAAAACCAGCAAATAAAGCGGAAGACAATGAGTAGGTCAAAGCTTTCTATAAAGAATTCAACTTTTTCCATAATCACTGATGGGGAATGCGACAGTCTATCTGATACAAGTTTAGAAGTGGTGTTCGTTGGGGCTAACCCAAACCTATCTAAGATATGGTATGAAAGTGAATGGTCAGGTGATAGAGATTCTAATACACCTGATTGTTTTTCCCTTGATGGTAAGACACCTAGTAGTAGTAGTGTGTCACCTCAGAACGATATCTGTGCATTATGTCCACGTAATGCATGGGGTTCTAAGATAACACCTCAAGGATACAAGATTAAAGATTGCTCTGATATAAAAAGAGTAGCCGTTATTCTTGTAGATAAACCAAGGCGTGGTGTGTGTCTGTTAAATATAACACCATCATCACTTAAGAACTTAAATGCATATCACAAAACACTATCAATGAGGGGCATTGCTCCTGAGATAGCTAAGACTGTACTATCATTTGATGAGAGTGTTGACTACCCTAGATTGAAATTTAACTTCGGTGGTTTCTTATCAGAAGATGTTCAGAAATATGTTGATACGTTCATAGGATCTGATGATGTGAAGTATGTCACAGGAGAACTTACTATGCCTAGTGGACAATCAGCTACCGCAGAGGACTTTGGTTTCTCTGTTGAGGTAGGTTATATAACTAACAAAGAGGAAAAATAAATGGCTAATAAAACATTTACAACCCCAGTGGGTGTCGCAAACTACCCTTATATAAGTAAACCCGACACTCAATTTGATGCAGAAGGAGTCTACAAAGTTACTCTTGCTGTACCTGAAGACGAGGCTAAACCTGTAATTGAATTAATCAATGCTGAGTTACTAGCTGGTGTTAAAGCACTTAAAGAGTCAAAACCTAAGACTAAATTTAAGAGTGCTCCACTACCATACGCTAAAGAGTTAGATGATGACGGCAATGAAACAGGTAATGTCTTAATTAAATTTAAATCTAAAGCAGCATACAAACCATCTGTCTTTGATGCAAAGAATAACCCTATGATTAACCATAATATATGGGGTGGTTCTGAGATTAAAGTTAATGGAGCTATTGCTTTCTACAGCTCACCATCTATTGGTCAAGGTGTTACTCTAAGACTTAGAGCAGTACAAGTTATCCAATACGTTGAAGGATCTGATGGGGCAAGCAAATTTAACTTTGAAGAAGAAGATGGATATGTAACAACTAGCTCTTCCGAAGAAGAGTCTGAGGCACCAGAACAAGTTGACATAAGTGTGAACGTTCCTGCAGCCCAGGCGGAGGAAAGCAAACCTGTTGCTAAACCTAAACCAGTTGCTAAACCAGTCCCAATAGAAGAGCCTGAAGATATACCAGTAGCGTCATCAGATGATGACCTAGCTGCTGAGATAGCTAAGCTTGTTGGGGAATAATAAATGAGTAAGCTACCTCTAGACTTTAAGAAAGTTGAGGCTTTAAGAAAGCATATGTTACTTACTACTAGTAATATGGCTACACTCCTAGAGGTATCTCGTATGACTTACTACGGATGGGTTAAAGGTAAGCCTGTCCGTAGAAAGAATGATGAGAGAGTACGAGATATGCTAAGGAAACTACTGTCTATAATGGAAGATGGGTGGCCTATGCCTGAAATCATAGCATTAGAACAGAAGTTTAGGTTCGAGAGGCTCCTTGAGGTTTTAGAGAAAAAGGAATAGTATAACAAATGGTGGCTAGTTACGTCTAAAATCCCCAGTCGTTAACCAGCGGGATCTAGTCACCATAACATTAAGGTAAAGCAAATATGAATATGTTGGAATTTCTCCAGCAAGTTTTACCAGACGAAGGATTTTATGTAACCACTGTAATTAACCCTGATGGGAGAAGGCAGGGATTCTTTAAGTCTGTGGAAGAACTTGCAAAGGTATGTGAAAGATTAGATAAAACAAATAATAATACTTACTTTGCTATATCAGCATTCAAACAAAAGGGTAACAGGAAACAAGATAATGTAAGGGCTACCAAAGTCGTAGCTATAGATATAGATTGTGGTGGTAATAAACCATACCCATCATGGAAAGAAGGCTTAGTAGAATTAGGTAGGTTTGTATCAGAATTAAAATTACCAAAACCTATGATAGTACATTCAGGTAATGGACTACATGTGTATTGGATATTAGATGAAGAACTACCACCCGAGCAGTGGAAACCTCTAGCTGAGGCAATGAAACAAGCTGCGATACAAAAAGAATTTAAGATAGACGCTGGTCTTACAGCAAATAGTGCATTGGTATTAAGACCTGTGGGCACTCACAATCCAAAGAATGGTAATGAAGTTAAAGTATTAGTAGAGTCTGAGCCAACAAGTGTTGAAACTCTAACTAAATGTTTGTCGTATTACTATTACCCGGCAGCCGCAAACGAAAGTCAGACACAGGACAACTCGTTGTTAGATAACTTGGCTACTAAAAATGAGTACCAACCAGCAGTGGGTTCTATTGTAGCTAAGAAATGTAAGCAGATAGAGTGGGCTATAGACAATCAGGATAAGGTAGATGAGCCTCTTTGGTATGGCTTGATAGGGGTAGCAGCTTTTTGCCAAGACCCTGAAACAACAGCTATAGAGTGGTCTAAAGGGCATTCAGGATATAGCGAGAGGTCTACATTACAGAAGTTAAACCAATGGAAAGAGTCCGCATCAGGTCCAACTACATGTAGTAAGTTTGAATCTAGTAGGCCTACAGGGTGTAAAGGGTGTAAGTATAGGGGTAAGATAGGCTCACCAGCTAGACTTGGTGTGCAATACCAAGAGTCTCCTATAATAAACGAGGCTCCTGATAAGGTAGCTAATTCTGTACCTATGCCTAAACCATTTAAAAGAACTAAAGATGGTATCAAAGTAACAATTGATGATACCGATATTGATATATGTAAGTTTGATATATACCCAGTGGGGTATGGGTTTGATGAGTCACTAGGGTATGAAACAGTTAGGTTTCATTGGAACAGACCACATATGGGGTGGCAAGAACTATGTCTAAGACAAGCACATTTAACTGATGGTAACAGGGAATTCCCTACTGCCATAGCAGATCAAGGTATTGTACTTTACAATAAGAAACAAACGGAGTATTTTCAACTTATGCTAAGAACTTACATGGAAGAGTTAAAACAGATTAGAACTATGACTAACCTTTACGCAACTATGGGTTGGAAAGAAGATAATACATCTTTCTTATTAGGTAATACATTAATTAAACGTAAACCTGATGGCTCTGTAATAGAGGAAAACATAAGTCTAGCATCTGTAATACAAAGACAAGGTGGAGATTTATATAGTACTAAAGGCTCTTTAGAACAATGGGTAAACCTCACATCAATTATGGAGAAAGCACATTTAAAATCTCACATGTTTGCATTAGGTGTAGGATTCTCAGCCCCACTATATAATTTTACAGGGTTAAAAGGATTGACAATATCTTTGTATGGACCAACAGGTGGTGGTAAAACACTAGCACAATATTGGGCACAGTCTATATATGGTGATCCTGAGAAGTTACACTTTGCTGCTAAGTATACTCAGATGGCTTTGTTCTCACGTCTCGGTACGTATGGTAACTTACCATTAACAATAGATGAAGTAACCATGATGAGTGATAAAGAGGTAGGAGACTTTTGTTATTGGGTATCACAAGGGCGTGATAAAGCAAGACTTAATAGGAATGCTGAAGAAAGAGATGCTAAGAAGTGGGCAACACCAGTACTAGTATCTACCAACAAATCTCTACAAAGTAAACTTATAGCATCTGGTCTTGATACTGATGCACAGATGGCAAGGTTACTAGAACTTACTGTACCACAGGCTGATGTATTTGTAAGAAACAGTGACGTTGGTAAGAAGATTTATCAAGCTATACATACTAACTATGGTTATGCTGGTAAACAATTTATAAAGAATTTAGTAGAGATGGGGCAAGAAGGTATACAGTCAGCTATAGCTGAGGCATCAGATAATTTTAATAAAAAATATAGATGTAGTTTTGGCGGTCAAGAAAGGTATTGGGAGCAATCTATTATCCTTGCTGACTTATCTATGAGCCTTGCAAAAGATTGGGGCTTAATAGAATACGATTATGAACAGTCTACTGAGTGGGTGTTAGCACAGATAGGTGCAATACGTAGGTCAGTACAAGAGAATCAAGTAGATGCATTTGATCTTGTTGCAGAGTACATGGCAGATGCAGCAGATACATCAGTTACAATCATGCATACAACAGGGCAGAAAGCACAACCTGATTTCTCTAGAATACCAAGAGGTGATATAAGAATAAGGCTTGATGTATTTAGAAGGTCAGCAGCAGATGCATTTGATAAAGGAACTATGATGATTGATAGGACTCACTTTAGAAAATGGTTATCTATACGTGGTGCTGACTATAAGACATTCAAACAAGAACTTATTGCAGAGAATGCTATTGCTACACCTAAGTCAGAGAAAGCGTCACTAGGTAAAGATACTCCTGTGAAACTAGCACAGACTTATGTAATAGGATTTAATTTAACACACCCAAGATTCCAGAGTTTACTTGACAATGCAGATGTAGAGGCGGATGATTTATCATATGGTCAACTACAAGCATTAAATAATGAATAATGAAATAATTCTTATAGGTTTTATCCTGTCACTGGTACTATTATTTCCACACAGGATAAAAACTTTCTTCTTAAAACCCACACTTTCTATAGTGGAATTCATTTTAGTTGTACTTATTTTACTTTACATAACAAGTATTTAGTGTTAAGTATTAAGTATTATGTGTAACAACATACCATATACTGCTAAAGAAATGGAGTTTATTCATGCCATCTTTATCATAGATCCTAATGCAAAATTTAAAGTTGTATCTAGGTTAGAGACTAGAGATGACTACAAATATGGAGCTATAGAGTGGGAAGATGGGTATATGCCTATACCATATGAACATGTAGCTGAAGTTATAAATGAGAATATAAGGGCTAAATAACCAAGGAGAGGACATGCCGAGCACTAATAGGTCTAGCATATCGCTGGCCACAGCACACGATATAGTAAGAGCCTGGAACTTACCAGGAATGAAAAAGCAAAAAGATGTTTTTGAATACTTAGGGCTATCTACAGATTCAGGAACAATGTCTTTTTATAGACAGCAAGCAGAAGAATTAACAGGCATTAAGCTAATGCCACATAACAACAATAATAATGTAGTTGCAAGAAGTGAACGTGCTAATCTGCCACCACTAACTAATCGTGTAGATATAACTGACCACCCATATTCAATGCTGGTATTTTCTGATGCACATTTTGAAGGACACGAAACAGTATCTTTTAAAATTATGTGTGAAGTATTAAAAGATTTACTTAAAACAAGACAACTTAAATTAGTTGTAGCTAATGGTGATATCATGGATTTATCTATTCTATCTTCATTTGCAAAGTTTCACACAGAGATAAGGCCAAAAGAAAGAACAGTACAAAAAGAGATTTATGATTCT